GAACTGATGAAGTTAACGGGACAAACGGATAACGGCGGGCAAGGTTCCGTCCTGTCACGGCTGTCCATTAATTATAACACTGAAGATGATAATGAAAACCCATTGCCTAGAGGGCATTTTACGATTCAAGTTGATGGGGACAAGGTATTTTCTAAAGAGGTGGTGTTCAGACCATTCATTAGATTATATGCTTACAGTTATTGGGACAATAGTGCGGAGGAATTTACATCAAGCGTGCAAATGCCATCACTAGGNGACCAATTTGCTGATACATCTGGAACTTATAAGTGTGGAAAATTATCTAGGGAAGACGTGCAAAANATGGCGGATAACGACCCACAACGAGTTATACAAAGTTCCATTAAGTGTAATCAAGTTATTTATGGAGTTGCAACAATGGCTGACGGCAAAAAAGCTACAGGCGAAAGTGTTGACATTAGTGCTATTCCTTGCGTGTTGTATGCTAAGGGGGTTAACTACCTTCCGTTTAGCACGACTTTGGCTAGTTTAGTAAAACAGAAAAAGCCGATGATACGCACTAATCTTGGATTATCCACAAGAAAACAGAAAGCGGGTGGAAACACTTTTTTTGTTATTAATGTGAAGATACAGGATTCAGCGGATACCTTGTCAGACGTGGATAAGGGATTACTGAAGGAATTTGCTTTAGCGGTTAAATCCATAAACGAGGGTGTCATGGGAAAACATAGAGAGGCTACGAAACAAAAAACAATAGATGGCGACCACTCCCTAGCTATTGAGTTAGACGGATAGTAGCAGTGCTCTATACTCTAATAGAGAATTTTCTTTATGACGCAACGGGGGGGAAGGTAACACTTTCCCCCGAAATTATAAATGAGTTCAAGGAATCGTGCGGTAAGGCATTAGAAAAACAATTTAATAAAAGACCCGAATGGAGAATAAGGATGTCGGGGTTGGGAAAGCCTTTATGTCAGCAACAATTAGAAAAAAAAGGTGTAAAGGGTGAAATTGAATATAATACAATCATAAAATTTTTAATGGGGGATTTAATTGAATCCGCCGCCATAGCCGTAATGCGCGGGGCGGGCGTGGACATAGAGAAATTACAAGAACCCGTGAAATTAAAAGTGGGTAGCGTGGAATTAAACGGCACGTACGATGTAAAAATTGATGGAAAAGTTTGGGATGTGAAATCAGCTAGTCCTGCTAGTTTTATTAATAAATTTGGTCAGTATGGTAGCTACCATAAGATAAAGGATGATGACCCTTTCGGATATGTCATGCAAGGTCATTTATACGCTGAGGCGGAAAACGTACCTTTTGGCGGTTGGATAGCAATAAATAAAGTTACAGGTGAATGGGCTGTATGTGAAGCACCAGAAAATCAAAGTAAAGACAGGGAAGAAGTACTGCAAAAAGCTGACAAGAATATCAAGTGTTTAAAATCAGACAGGAAGTTTAAAAAATTATTTAAAGTAGTTAAAGAAACATACGTGCCGAAGTCTGGAAAACAAAAGGGTGTGAGAATGGAAACAGGAAATACTATATTGCATAATATCTGCGGGTACTGCCAGTTTAAACATTTTTGTTGGCCAAAGGCGCAATTACACGAAAGAGTGACATCAAGGGCGAAAACTAGACCATTAACTTGGTATAATAAATTAAAAAACGTGGAGGTTAAAAATTTATGAATGTATTATGGCTGACATCCCCTTTTAAAAAGGAAGACATATTATCAAACAAGGATGCTGTTTGGGTGTATACGGAAAATGCACTTAAAAAAGGCGGGGGAGAAATGATGGAATGGATGAGGGGTAATGACAATTGCCATTCCCTAATTACAAGGGAAACAATTGGTGAGGATGGCTATTTTAGGGAAGATAATATAATTAAGACGACAAGAATTATAAAAGATGATTTTCATAGTCTGCAATTGAAAATAAGACAAGGAAAACTTGCTATCATGCCTTCTGTTGACATAGATAAAGCAATAATAGAATTAGGAAAGAATGCGCCGACATTGGTGGATGTTTTTACAAAATGTGTGGAAACAGTTAACAGGTATAGATGACAACTCTTGTATGAAAAGAAAGGGCTTTCGTTCAGAATTTGAAAGGGGGTTCGCTCATTGGTTGATAAAGAATGGAATTAAATATGAATATGAATTATCTTATGTTGAATACCAACCTAAAATTAAAAAATATACTCCCGATTTTTATCTAGCCAAACAAGATATGTACATAGAAACAAAAGGATTTTTTGATTTAGCAGACAGACAAAAACATTTACTTGTTAAAGAACAAAATCCCGATATTGACATAAGATTTTTATTTGTTAACGCAAACAACAAGCTTAACAAATCAAGTAAAACAACTTACGGAAAATGGTGTGACAAGCACAGCATACTGTGGGCGGAACAGAGGATACCTAAATTATGGTTGAAATAAATAAACTTATGAATGAAACGGAAAAGCTGTCGCTATTACCAGATAGATTTTATCTCGTGTTAAGACCGATGAAAGAAGGGGCGGGGTTTGACATGATGGCATATGATACAACCGACCCTAAAAATCCCGTACACGCCGCTTATTTTGTGTTAAAAGGGATAATGGAAATGATGGATACGGACTTGGACAGGCTTGTTTCACTTGGTCAGATGGCCGTAATGGACAAAATGGTTGAAATAGAACGAAAAGGGGAGACACCAAGGACAGAAGACTTGTCGGGTAACATAACAAAAGTTAACCTAGGAAAGAAACACTGATGAAATCCATTGTAAAAGAAAATAATTCAAAAAGTATAAAAGAATTAAAAACACACGATTTTTCTGTTACTCAATTCAATGAAGACCTTAAATATGGAAAAAAACATGAAAAGCTTGTGATGAAGTCCCGTGAGAATTATGAGTTAAAAACTGACAGATTAGCCTATAAAACAGGCAATGCCTTCATAGAGTTTAGGTCAAGAAATAAAGTCAGTGGCGTAGTAACGAGTAAAGCTGACATTTGGATTTTCAAGATTGTTGACAAAAATGATAAACATCTATTTTCCATTGAGATTCCTCTTGACAGATTGCGTGAAAAGGTGTATAATAGTACTTACCGCATTGTTTCCGGAGGAGATAATCTGACATCTAAAGGGTATCTAGTTCCTTTACAGGATTTAGTATCTATATGAAAACAAAGGATTTTTTAAATGAAGCGATTAAATTAGCTAGTGGACAACGCCAGATGGATTATGGTGACAAAACGGAAAATCATCGTAATATAGCCCAATTATGGTCAGCTTATTTGGAATATACTGTTTCTCCTCATGATGTAGCCATACTTATGTGCCTTTTAAAAGTGGCTAGAACCAAATTAGGGGCTGTAAGCAAGGATACCTATATGGATATGTCAGCCTATAGTGCCATAGCAGGTGAAATTAAATTTAATGAGCCAAAAAAAGAAGAAGAAGAAGAAGGAGAAAGAAGAGGGAGAGAAACAGCGGAATATATAAAAAGTTTGAATAAAAATGACAGATAAAAAAGACGAATTAAAGGTAAAATTTTTACCCCTAGCAAATTCCTATTTAATGGCGGCATCAGTGCCACTGGCCCGAAGAAGTTTTAAAAGCCACGCAACATAAATTTATTGAAAAAGAAAATGGAAAGAAAAATAGTTAGAATACAAAAATTAAATGACATTGACCAAGATGATTGGAAAATTATGTTTGAAAACGAGATATTTATTACAAAAACACATAAGGAATTTTTTGAATTAGTTGAAAAAGGACTTGATGTTATAATACAAAGGGAGACTATGATGAGTGATAAACCAAAGGCAGAAGAAACATCCGCAATATTTGAAACAGCAGAAGATTTAAAAAAAACAAGAGGACATGAGAAAGAACTGGTTAAAAATTTTAGAGAGGATGTCAGTAATTTGAGTTTATCACAATTTAATAAGAAATATCCATCAAAAAAATTGGGAGAAGTTAGTAATGGTTAATGGTAACTTCAAGCACTATTGCTAGCTTTGATGTAAAGCTGACTTCTGAGGGTCTTACTTGTCATAGAAACAAAATTAGCCAAAGGAATGGATTTTATTGAAGTAATGGATAAATGGAACCCCGAATACGAAAATACCCCTGTCATAGCATCCATGTTGGATTACTACGCAGGGGTATTTAAGTTAATGATGAAAGATAGTCAGAAAATGATGTACTAAGATTGTATTTTTATAACCTTAGATTTTTCAGATTCAGGAACTTCCCTATGATATGCCACTTTAAGCATGCCATCTTCGAGTTTAGCTCCATTAATAACTATGTGTTCGTGTAATTTAAATTTTCTAGTGAAATTTCTATTAGCTATTCCTCTATGAATAGAGTATAATTTACTAATATTCTTATCATCTATTTCTTTACATCCGTGTATGGATAGAAGATTATCTTTTACTTCCACTTTTAAGTCTTTTTCCTTGAATCCTGCTACTGCTAATTCAATAAGACCTTTATCATCCTTTTCCCTCACATTATAGGGTGGATAAGTATTAGGGGTTTTAACAAAAAAGTCTGAAAAAAAATCATTGTCAAACCCTAAAAAATGATTTCTTAATATATCTAAATCGCCCATAGTATTTTCTCCTTATTAAGCGAGTTAAGTTTGGCTAACCCATCATGGCATCAGCCTATTTAGTATATGGTGTATACTAAAAACTTTTCAAGTGCTAAAACTGGTTTACAGCTAAATTTTAATAAAAAATATTTAGCCTAATTTTTTCTTTTAAATTTTCTTTTGATAGTTTCTTTCTTTTTTATTTTAAGTGGTTCATTAATACAAACCACCCTAGCACTAAACACCTTTTTACATCTTTCTTAGTTATATCGGCTAATATTTTAATAGTTTTTATCATTGATTAGCCAATGGATTATTTGCTTTTAGTTTAATTTCTTCAATTATGGCATCCTGTACTTGATTTTCTTTCTTGACAATAGCCAATGCCTTTTCAATTGCTTGTATTGCCTCTTCAAGGGGCTTTAAGTTTACAGCTTTAGGTATTGTTGCTACCACTCTAACCAATTCCTCGCTTAACCTTTTCAGTTCCTTTGATATGGGCTTTAAATCTATGTCATCAGGAATATCAAGCATAGCTACTTCTTCTCTTAATTTTGCTATTTCCTTGAATACAACAGTTAAATCCACAGGTTTAATCTTATCATCAACCTTTTTAATCCTGTCTATCAAGTCTATTTTAACTTCATTTAAATTCGTGTTTGTTTCCTTTAGTCCACTTTTAAGTGGAGTTAAATTAACTGGAGGTTTCTTTTCTTCGTGTTTGTTTCCTTTAGTCCACTTTTAAGTGGAGTTAAATTAACTGGAGGTTTCTTTTCTATTGCAGAAAGTCGTGTGTTAAACTCACCCCATGCATAAAATCCTCCGCCAATAGCGGATATAACACCAATAAGTGCCGCATAAGTACTGAGCTTATCAATAATTTTCATTTCGCATGGCCTCCAATTCCAGTTGTAATCGTTTAGTTTTTTCTTGTGCGTTATACAGTTGTACTCGATGTACTTCTACAGGGTCGTTTTGTGTATAACTCGCTAAAGTTATATTTGTGTAAATATCTTTGGCATAAACGCCTAGGTCAATTTGATTGAATAAATCCAGATTGGCATCAGTATAAATATCCTTTGATTTATAAAATTGCATTTTCTTGTAGGCGTTTAGCGCGGTATTATTCTTAAAAAATAAATCCTCTTTTGATAGGTTTTGAGTGTTGATTTTCGTTGTCTTCGCTATTTGTTTGGCGATGGCTTTCAGTTTCTGTTTTAACTTGCTTTCTACTTTTGCAACATCTGTAGCAATCCCTTTGTCGGAGTCCAACTTGTCTCGTCCTTCCGGCTGTACACCGTCTTGCTCTTCACTGTCTTCTGTCTGTACTTCGGACTCCTCAGTTCCTTCGCTACTGGATTCCTCCTCTTGTACTTCCTCTTGTGGCTCTGACTCTTCTGTAGGTTCATCTTGGGCTACTTCCTGTTCTTCCTCTAATTCCGGTTCTGATTCTGTAATCTCTGTTTCAATTCCTTCTTCTTCACTGTCAATAACCTCTGGAATGCTTTCTTCCGTGATTGTGCTCTCTTCCAATGGTTCCTCAAACTCTTCAAAAGATTCCTCAGTAAATTCGTCATCGAACTCTCCCTCGGTTATCTCTTCAAAAAACTCTTCTTGTGTCATTCCTTCATCTTCAAGAAACTGGACAAATTCTTCCTCCATTCCAGTGTCTTCTAGAAATGATGTAAAATCTTCTTCAAACTCTTCTTCAAATATCTCTTCCATGATGGNAGTTTCTGTAAAAGACTCTTCAAAAAATACCTCTTCCATCGTAGGCATTTCTTCAAAAGTTACTTCTTCAAATTCTTCAAAATATACTTCTTCAAACTCTTCTATTTCAAATTCTTCAGTCCAATCAGTCGCATAATCATCTTCCCAAGTATAGTTATCTTCAAAATAAAATTCTTCTTCCCAAGTATAATCATCTTCCCAAGTGTATTCCTCTTCCCAAGTGTAATCATCCTGCCAAGAGTCATCCCATGTATACTCTTCTTCTGTCCAGTCTATATCATCTATGGTATCATTAATATCTTCATTAATGTCATCTATAATTTCTTGAGCGTCTTCTTCAAGAGGATTAATGTAGGTGTAAGTTATTTTTAATTCTATGTTATCAATGTCAGGCCCGCCATGACCACTAGAATTGCTGAAATCATCTATGTCTACCTTGGCATTTATATTATAATCAGTAGAAGTATTATTACCTACAGTAATGCTGTCAGTGTATGTCTGATAATAATTATGACTGCCAGTGACTGTTCTTATTTGCGTTGTATCATTATTGCTACTGTCAGTTAACGTCTGTGTCATAGTAACGGAATCTTCTCCGCTCCAAAACCATATATCATTGGACATCGTACTGGTGAATCCATTTTGGATTTCCTCAGTAGTCATATTAGTATCTTCAGACAGTGTTATTGTCTGATTAACTCCACCATTATCTACTGTAGCTAAAGAACCTTTTGTTATGCCGCAAGTCGTAGCCCAGTTATTTGCTGTATTGGGGTTACATTCATTACCATATTCTACATGGTGTTGCTGTGTAGACCCTTGATTAGTCCACCCCGTTGTTCCACCGGTAAATCCCGGATTGACCAAGAGGTTTCCCGTGTCTATTGTTTCACCAAAAGCCTTATTCCATACAGTTAAAAAACTTAAAGTAATTAATACAGCAAGAATATATTTCATTATCCATGAATATTAATAATTACTTTTTCTTCTGTTTCTAAATCAGTTTCAATAATAATATTATTAACTTCTTCTTCTTGTTTTAAAGTTTCAAGTTTTAATTTTTCTTCCTCTATTTTTCTAGCAAGTTTTTCCTGTTCTTTTCTAATTCTTTCAGCTTCTTCTTGCCTTGCTATTTCTAATAATTCTTCATCTATACGAGAACGATTTTCTAATTTTTTAACGTAGGTACTATAATCAGGTCGTTCCACATCATACTTATTCCACTGTGCCATGGCTTCTTTACCAATCTTGCCTTCAAAAGGACAAGGTGTTCCCGCCATCTGCATCGCTTCAAACACTCGTTCATCTTGGCACAGAATAGAGACAGCCGCTACTTTCATTCCGTAATCATACAGAACTTTAGACAGCTTTATTCTTTCACAGTTTAAGTCCCTAATATGTTTGCCAACAGAAGCCCCAAAGCCGAGAGTGCTAACGGAGCCACTAACACCCATGCTACACACATCCTGAGACATAGAGGAGTAACTTGGTGAATTGGCTGAATTAACGGGAATATCGGAACCTGTTGAACTGCTCGTTGTGGTTGACGTGGATGTTGTAGTGTTCGTTGCCCCGTCTTCATAGGTTGTTGTCGTGGTGCTTTCATATCCACCAGTTATATTTGTATTACTTCCCGATTCATTTGTTTGGGTATTTGTATCATTGGCAGAATCCGCCACTGCAGTTTTTGATACTGTTACAATTGTAATTAATAATAACAGTAAAAATAAATTTGTTGCTACCCATTTCATTTATTATCCCATAACATTATTTTTTAACGAGGCTTCCCCCAAAATAAAGCCCGACTATCGCCGCCATCAGATGCGTGTCCATTGGCGTTATAACAACACCTGCGAACTGCCTGTCCACAAGCATTTCCTTTTGTTATCAGGAAGAAAAATCCTCGTGATAGTTCCGTCCAAGTTAAAAATACAGAAACATCGAAAAAAACAGGTACGATTTTAGGCCACACAATGATGAAGAACACGGCTGTTAAAGCTATGATTCTTCGTGTCCATTGAAAACCCTTGTTCTCATATCGTCTTGCCTTGTCTATCTCTTCCATTTGGAACTTGCCACGAGCAAGAAGCATTTTTTGTTCTGCCTGCTTGGCCTTTATGGATTGACCCCAAATAGTCATCACTCCGCCCAATACACTTGAGCCGAGCATTGTAATCATTTCTACTGGCAAACCACTCATTATACTTCCTCCTCCTTTAGCAGGTGTCGTTATTGATTCCATGGCTCCACTTGCAAATGAACCTATCAGTATAGCAAGAAGCCATTCCATTAATTTATACTATATAATTTACTAATACTATGATGAGGATAGCAGCAATTGCCAAAGCAAATAGTTTTGCCGGCTTGCTCATATCTCCCCATATATTTTTTAACTTTTCCATAAGTCCTCCTTTTTAATCAGTAATTTTTATGAACGTCCAGATGGCTCCAAGCAATGCTCCCACTACGAGAAACACTTTCAAGCCACCTAATCCCATGTGGGATGTCTTGTTTAAATCTCTAATCTGTTTTTGAATGATGCTGATGTCCTCCCGAAT